CCTTTCAATGGATGCCTTATGTTACAGTATAATCGGAAAGGTTTAAATGAACGATGCACTGCTCAGTGTGGGAGATGTAATTCAGATCGCCCTCATGCTTGCGGCCTGTTACGCGTGTTACTGGAAGGGGAGATACGAGGGTATCGAGGAAACCGTAACGGAGTTAATAGATAGAGGGTTACTTGACGTAGAGGAACTAGAGAAAGAAGAGCCGTAAGGCTCTTTTTTTATGACGTAACGTTACATCCAAAAGTTGCCAGTAACACCGAAATAGCTTATAATAACATATGTTCAAAAGGAATACAAAATGACTCAAACAAATTCACGATCACGTGTTAAGCAAGATACAGTAGGAGAAGATGGTATGAAGTTTTTGTTTAGTCAATATCAATCGGCAACTTTAGAAAGCTTTCGAGTAATCTGTAAGGAGCTGATAGAGCAATCCTCTGGTAAGCGTACAACCAAAGATAAGTTCATCTACGAGTTAGAGCGAGCTACATCTAAGGATGTTATGGTTACCAAGGTAACCAACTATCTGATGGCAGGTCAAGGCCTGGGCGTTTGATAGTATTTTTTATATTATGAAAGGCGTTGATATGTTTACAGTAGCAGGTGTTTCCCGTAACAACGGGGTGATTAAGGTTCGTTTCTGTTCTGATAAGGTTCTTCGAATTAAGAACTTGCAAAAGCAGGGCGATACTGATATAGATTTGATTGATCTTCCCAAGCCCATGACCAAACCAGAAGCATGCCAGTTTCTGTTGGATCAAGATCAGTTTGTTGCTTATGCATCAGATATTATTGAGATTCTGGGAAAGAAAGAGTTGACGAAAACTGTGAAACAGCCTATAATCAAGGCTGTGAAAGAGGAAGTAGTTGATCTAGAGCTTGAATCAATTAAAGAACTAGCTGAAGCTTAATTCTCTGTTACGAGAGAGAGACCACCGCTCTCGTAACTTTTCTTATGGTGGGGCATTTCTATATTAAGGAAATATTATGTCATTGCAAACTTCTGTACTTAAGACTCTTCAGTCTGGTAAACAATTTACCGCCGGTCAAATGGCTGGTTTGTTCCGCTCGACTGAAGGCTCAGTTGCAGCACGAATCACTGAGCTCCGTGCTCAGGGTTATTCCATCTATAGCAATACTGCTAAGAATGGAAAAACGGCCTATCGCCTGGGTCGTCCATCGCGCGCGATGGTAGCGGCAGCCTACGCTGCATTGGGTAGCACAGTTTTTAACTGATGTGATTTGATCGGTCTCTCCTAAGGGACGCCGGATATCGTAACCGGCATTAATTTTTTTATGGAGTCGTTATGCCTTTATTTGTTGTAGATGCTATTCAGATGTTTCGTATTAGATACGTGATTGAATGTAAAGAAGCCGAGCATGCCGGGGATACCGTTACTATGAACGAGGCCGAGCAATTCAGCCAGATGAATCTAGGTGAACGTATTCTAACTACTAAAGAAATTACCTATGAAGAGTTTCGTAGGATGAATAAAGCTATAGAAGATAGTCATGGTGATGGAACTCATCACCAGGCAGAAACTGGTTCACCTTGGATGGGTGAAAAGTTAATTCATGTTGTTAACTACAATAAGGATACTAAAGAATGAACGTTCTTGCACAAGTCCAGCGTCAACGTGTTCGCTTTAACCCTGAAGAAAAAAAGCATGTAGAGCATTACCGTAACTTTGTGGTTAAACGTAAGTGGGATTCTCCTGGTTGTCCCTTTGATCTAGAATGGCCTTATCTAAGTATTCCAGATATGATTAAAGATAAGATCATTAATCATTACTTAAAAATCTAATTTTATATAAATAATCCATAATACTTAACTTGGAATTAACATGGAACAAAAGAAAACAAATCTTATCGAAGCGGCGGCAGAATTTCTGTCTCGGGATACCTCATCTAAGGTAAGTCTATCACTTAATGAGGGTGAGGATGATGCTGTTACCAAACGAGTCAATGCCAAGCACCCTGACGTGGGCCACATTGTATCAGAAGGTCCCCATCACATCTATGCTGCAGAGAAGGACAGAGGCATTAAATATGTTCACCATAATTCTTCTACAGGTAAGACCACAAGTCTAGGAATCCATGGGCGTAACGCTACTGAAAGTATTTATTCAGATATGAGATCAAAAATGGAAGATCATGGTATTAAAATATCTGATAAAACTGATAAGAGATTAGCCGACTATCACGATAGTACTATTTAAAGATTTTTTACTTTACTAAGCCCCAGTTCTGCTGGGGTTTTTTATTAGATAAATATAATAAACTTTAAGGATCCATAATGACTGTAGGTGCAGGTGGGGTAGCATATGAGAATAAAGTATTGAGTACTTTAAAACCACAAATTAAATTACTACCGAATATTGAAATTAAACAAGGCACTTCTACAGCTGCATTTGCTGCAAATGAGCCTGATTTGCAGTTAGTTATTTTTGGTATACCTGTTAATATTGAGATTAAACAAGACTCCAAAGCTCAAATGGGTGGTGGTTCTTTCAACTTCGATATTAAAACTGGTAAGTTTTTTAAATCAGCTAAAACAGAAATGGATGCTGATATTGAAAAAACTATTATTAAGTTATTAAATGCTAAAAAGAAAAACGTAGTTGATGTATTAAATTATGCTAAAAAAAACGACTTACCAGGGCTAAGTAAAGACGTAACAGGTCTACCTCTTAGAGCATCTAAAGATACTTGGGAGGCAATTACTAAAGCTCGATTACTTGTACCGCTCAATACTATTATAGAAACCGATATTGACTTCTTATACGATCACTATGAACATAAGAATTGTTTCTATATTCAGATGGGGAATGCTGGGTTATTTTACCTTAAACGTAATCCTTTAAACCTACCAGTCCCGCAATTAAGCTCGAAGTTTAATGTTGAACTTAGATTAGGCAGATCTGGTTCATCATATGTCGCAGCAGTTAAAACTAATGTAGCGTCGGGTAGTATTAGAGCTCAAGGTCGGTTAAACGGCAAGGTAAGTTCCCCTTACTCATTAGATAAAACAAAAGACTTTACTAAACTATTTGGTGCATTATCTAAAAAAGATTTGCAAAAATATAAATGATGCAATTTAATCTATATCTTACTGAAGCTGCTTCAGAAGAAAAACTAACTCATTTAGAACATGCTGAAGACCATGTTATTAATAATGGTATGGAAGGTTTTGCTCATGCTTATCATAACTTAGAAGACGTTAAAGAACAGATTAACGGTAAGAAAAATAAGACTAAGATTGCAACTAAGTATGATGGTTCCCCTTCTATTGTATTTGGTCATCATCCAGAAACCGGTGCATTCTTTGTTGCATCCAAGTCGGTGTTTAACAAAGATCCTAAGTTAAACTATACACCGGAAGATATTGAAAAGAACCATGGACATGCACCAGGTTTAGTTCAAAAGTTAAAACAGGCATTAGAACACCTTCCTAAGGTAACTCCTAAGACAGGGGTTTACCAAGGTGACGTAATGCATTCGGGTATCAAGTCAAAGACTAATCCCCACGGTGATATAGTAAATGAAGGTGGTAAGTATCACTTTAAACCTAATACACTTACCTATTCAACACCTCATAGTTCACCAGAAGGTAAGAAGGTTGCTACTTCTAAATTCGGGGTTGCCGTTCATACTGCATACGAAGGTAATACTCTTGCAGGAATGAAAGCACAATACGGTGCTGATCTTTCTCATTTCTCTAAACACCCCGATGTTCACGTTATAAGTACTGTTGACGATGTACATAAGGCTGACCTTAATACAAATCAGTCACATACATATGAGCATCATATGACCCAGGCTAAACAAGCATTCAATAGTACCGATAAAAAACATTACGGGGCTATAGAAGGTCATCAAGAACATTTGAAAACCTATATTAATAAGACGGTAAGAGAGAATACCAAACCATCGGTTCAGGGTTATACTGAACACTTAAGAGATCAACATCTCAAGGGTATTGCAAAGGTGAAGACTGCAAAGGCTGTTGGTACTAAGACCGATAAGATGCAAGAAGATCTAGCGCATTTAAATAAACATTCTGATAAGTTTCAGAAGATTCTAGATATGCATCATCACTTACAGGCTGCTAAAGACCAATTGGTTCATTCGTTGTCTGCTAAACCTAAGTTTGAACATTCAATACCTGAACCAGGATCTACAAAAATTACTGGCGGTAAGCCTGCTAAACCCGAAGGCTTTGTCGTTATACGGAATAACAGACCAACTAAGTTTGTAGATAGAGCAGAGTTTAGTAGAGCTAACTTTGCCGCTAGACCAAGGTAATTCTCAACCGCCCACATATGGATTATACACTCAAGGCAACTGATCGTCAATGAAAAGTATTAAAGAAAAGCAGTTTTTGGTAAATATGGCGCTTGCGTTAGGGCAGACGCCTGATCCTGCTTT